CGTTACGGAAACGACATGAGAAAATACTCGAAACGAAAGGGGAACAAGCATGAAATACGATGATATCAAGAAGATGCGGATTACGGACGTTATGGGTGCGCGTGTGCGGTATCAGTCTCCGGACACAATGAGACGTCGGATCGGTGTGGTGTATGGCATTGATTTCAGGGGTCTGGTGGTAATCAATCAGCGGAAGGGATACAAAGAGCCGGTGGCATACGGCTTGATTGACGAAATTCTGGAGGTGAAACATGGGTAAGCGACTACCGACGACGCCGAGGAGCCGTATCAAGAGCGCTTTGCGGATGGTGTGGATCAAGATTGCTGGTAACACTTGTTCATCGTGCGGGCGCAAGGGAAGCGTAGCAAAGGGCCGGGAAGTTAAGATCGAAGTACATCATAAAGACGGTATTTTTTGGGATGGTCTGGTGGATGAAATTATCAAGCGGATGTTGCCTGATCCGTCGAAACTGGAGGTATTATGCAAGGATTGCCACGGGTTGCATCACGAAAAAGAAAAATGCGATTTAAAAAAATAACTCTTGACAAACATACATTAAGGGGATAATTAAACGCCATGAAGCTGAAATTGAAAAAATTGAAGTGCCTGCGGTGCGGGTATGAATGGGTTCCTCGAAAGTCTGAAGTTTTGATGTGTGCAAATCCGAAATGTAAAAGCCGATATTGGGACCGGCCACGAAAGGTTAAACATGATAACGCATAGCCCGTTCTGCGGCGCGGAAGCAACGCCCGTGTGTGGTGAAGATTTCTGTGAGGTATGTGGCGATTGCCTGGCTTGCTATGGCGAAGACCCATGCCAAGATGGCGGCAAGCATGTTTGGATTAGACATGAAAACGAAGCGGTGGAGGGTGCATCGTCCAGGGCGCACGAAAAACAAAAACGGGTATCCGACTATACCCGAAAACTAAATACGCGGTAAAACGCATCAGGAGGCGCTATGAAACTCTGTGAACTGTGGCCTGAACTGAAGGACGGGGATAAAATCAGAATCAGTGATGTTGTCTATCGGAAAGATTCCTATGGCTTGGTAAACGAGAATACGGGTGTACTCTGGGAGTGTTTCTCTCCAGAGTTTTTTTTCTCCGACTTCGAGCGTGTCCTCGACCTGTTGCCTTGCCCGTTCTGCGGCGCGGTGCCGGATGCTGATTGGGTTATTTGTCATTTAGAATACTGCTATCTATGTAGAATAAAACAGATCGTCAACCCAAACGCCTGGAACCGGAGGGCCTAACTCATGAAAACAATCGATCAAATTTTGGAAATGTTCCCGGATACAAAAGAAGCGGATTGGCGGATAGAAAACGACGCATGGATTCACTCGTCATGCCGAATTAGCGGCGGCGATTTCCGTGGCGGCGTATTCCGGGGCGGCGAGTTTCGGGACGGCATATTCCATGGCGGCGTATTCCGTGGCGGCGTATTCCGGGGCGGCGTTTTCCTGGGCGGAGTGTTTCATGACGGCGAGTTCCGGGGCGGCATGTTCCTGGGCGGCGAGTTTCATGACGGCGAGTTCCGGGACGGCGTGTTGAAACTGCAAATTCAAGGGACAAAGCATTTTGTAAATTCGCCGGATGGAAAAAATATCAGGATCGGGTGTGAGGAACATTCAGTTGATTTTTGGCTTGATAATTATACTCGGATTGGAAAAGAAAACGGGTATTCAGACGATCAAATCTCCGAGTATCACGACTATATTTTGTTGTTCAAGCAAGCTATAGACCGGAGGGCCTAAGCCATGACCAAATCACCTATCACCGAAACACCAACGGGCCGCACTCGCATCCGCCAGGACTGGCGTGGACGGTGCGTCGTCCAGGTAGAAATCAAATTCAGCACCGCCGCCGGGGAACTCATAACCGGATGGCGAAACGCACGGGTTGAGGATATCATCCCGGAAATTAAACTGGAGGTGAAACCATGAACTGGCTCAACGAACCGACACCAGACGGGGCGCGGGAATCAATCCTCGATTCTGTCTATCGCGTTCCGGAACGAGACTATTTCATTACGGCCTACATCCTGATCGGCATTGCGTTCGGATTCGGAGCCGTCACAGGATGGACGGCACATATGATATTCATGTGAAGGAGAAACAATGGAATATAACGAGTTTTTACATAATAAAACGCATAGCGCGAATAAATACGGCTTTGAACCGACCGTGATAAATAAAAATCTTTTTCCGTTTCAAGAGCATCTTTTGAGGTGGTCCACAATAGCAGGAAGATCGGCATTATTTGAGGATTGTGGACTCGGAAAAACAATTCAATATCTTTGCTGGGCTGATAATGTTGTTCGTCAAACAAATGGGAATATTTTAATCCTGACACCTTTAGCCGTATCTGAACAGACGATAAGAGAGGGAGAAAAATTCGGAATAGAGTGTCAACAATCGCGGGATGGGAAATTTACGTATAATATTGTCGTTACAAATTATGAAAAACTTCATCTTTTTGATCGTAATGATTTTGTTGGAGTTATATGCGATGAATCCAGCATCTTAAAAAATTATGAAGGCACAAGAAAACAACAGATAACCGATTTTGTTCGGAAAATACCATATCGGTTATTATGTACAGCAACCGCCGCTCCGAACGATTATATCGAACTCGGAACATCAAGTGAAGCTCTCGGAATCATGGGCCATATGGATATGTTAAATCGGTTTTTTAAAAATGATCAAAACACATCTGACACAAAGCGTCATTGGGAATCCTCCGGAGGAGGTGCTCCAAAATGGAGGTTTAAAAAACATGCCGAGAATGTTTTTTGGAGGTGGGTTGCATCCTGGGCGATGGCGATTAGAAAACCGTCTGATATCGGATTCGACGATAACGGATTTATACTTCCGAAATTGATTGAGAATCAATATGATGTTGACGCAACACGTGATCATTCAGGTTTCCTATTTCCGCAAGAGGCGATCGGCCTAAAAGAACAGCGTGAAGAAGCCAGAGCCACGATTGAAAAGCGGTGTGAAAAAGTTTCAGAACTGGTCGATCATGATCGTCCTTGTGTTGTTTGGTGCCATTTGAACGACGAAGGAAAACTGTTGAACAAGATGATACCAGGGTCTGTCGAAGTTTTCGGCGGTCAGTCGGATGAAAAAAAAGAGGAACTTTTAAACGGATTCAGCAACAATCATTTCAGGGTATTGATTACGAAACCGAAAATTGCCGGGTTCGGCTTGAATTGGCAACATTGCGCTGATATGTGCTTTTTCCCATCTCATTCATATGAGCAGTATTATCAATGCGTTCGTAGGTCATATCGTTTTGGACAGAAAAATGACGTGAACGTAAACATTGTTACAACACAGGGGATGAAGTCAGTTCTTGAAAACTTAAAAAGAAAGTCTGTTTCCGCTGATAAAATGTTTTCGCTTTTGGTTCAATATATGTCTGATTCGATCAAAATTGACATGACAGAAAAACACTTTAAAAAAACGGAGGTTCCAAAATGGCTTGACAAACCAGCAAAAGGTATTGTATAAGGTATCCATGAATACTAAAAAATATCAATGTCATTATTGCGGAAAAGATGTTATCAGGCGATCTGCTCCAAGTATCAAAACAAAACTCCACTTTTGCAATAATTCTTGCAAGTCAGAATATCAAAAGACATTAAAGCCGGTTTCAAGAGAATGGCTTTATGATCATTACGTCATAAAAGGAATGAATACGACCGAAATTGGTCATATCGTGAATCGTGATCCGAAGGGTGTATGGAATTGGCTTAAAGATTTTGGGATACCTACAAGGCCACGAGGCGGTTTTACATCTCCTGGATGTTTTCAAAAAGGTCAAGAGAATCCATTTAAGGGTCGAAAACATTCACAAGGTACAAAAGATAAAATAAGGGCGGCGCGGTTAAAAGATGGGAGGATACCATCAATGAAAGATGGTGTCCATTGGATGAAGCATGAAGATTACAAGGTAGAAAATCATCCTTCATGGCGCGGTGGGGTATCACCTGAAAGGCAAATCGTATATTCATCAACAGAATGGTCAGACGCCGTAAAAGAGGTTTGGAAAAGGGATAATGCGATATGTCAAAGATGTGGAAAACACCATAACAAGAAAGGGATAAGGGGAACTTTTCACATACATCATATTGTTTCTTTTGAAGTAAAAGAGTTGAGAATAGACCCGTCAAATTTGATTTTGCTTTGCAAAAATTGTCATAGATGGGTCCACGGGAAAAACAATATAAATAAAGAATTTATAAAGGGGGTTTAAAATGGCCGTAATTGATCAAGAAATATCTGAAAATTATGCAATTTATAACGGCGATTGCCTTGAAGTCATGGCAGACACTCCAGATGAATCGGTTCATCTTTCAGTGTATTCACCTCCGTTTGGCGGATTGTACCATTATTCCAGCTCTCCTCGCGACCTATCCAACTGCAAGGATTACGACGAATTTTTCGAGCATTACGATTTTGTGATATCGGAACTTTCGCGGATCACAAAGCCGGGTCGTATTTCATGTGTGCATTGTATGGACGTTCCTTCTGGAAATTGTGGGTGTGATAATTTAATTGACTTTCCTGGTGACATAATCAGGCATCATCAAAAGTTCGGTTTCAATTATATCGCCAGATATCATGTTTGGAAAGAGCCGCTTGGTGTTCGGAATAGGACTATGGCAAAAAATCTTGCCCATAAAACCGTAGTGGATGATTCGTCAAAATGTTCTGTGGCGTCGGCTGATTATCTTTTGGCTTTTCGAAAAAAAGGTGAAAACAAGATTCCCATCCAGCATCCGACTGGGTTGCACGAGTATTACGGTGAGCGTGGAATCCCAGCAGAGCTTTTGAAATTTCGCGGATACAAAGGAAACCAGATTGAAAATCGTTTTTCTCATTGGATTTGGCGTCAATATGCAAGTGCGTTTTGGGATGATATCAGAATTGGGAATGTACTTCCATATATCGGTGCGCGTGATCAAGAAGATGAAAAACACGTTCATCCGTTGCAGTTGGATGTTATTGAACGGTGTATTCAGTTATGGTCAAATCCAGGAGAGGTCGTATTTACGCCTTTTATGGGTGTTGGGTCGGAGGTTTATGGAGCATTGACTGCTGGAAGGATTGGAATGGGTGTTGAGTTAAAAACGTCATATTACAATCAAGCGAAAAAAAATATAAATACGGTTGATATTATACCGCAAGAGCAGAAGGAGCTATTCTCATGATCATCTCAAATCTCGTCCGTCGTCGTCTGGAAATACTCGCAAAGAAAAAACGATACCCAGACGTTTCAACCATGATTGTACGCGAATACGACCGGGGCGTGTCCATGCAATGCATCGCCAGGGCCGCAAGCGTTCACCCGGATAATGTCTGCCGACTGGCAAAATCACTCGGCCTGGTACTCAAGCGCGGCGGTACGTCACAATCGGTCATGTCGGCGCGAGCTGCGGTCCGAAAACTCAAAGCGGATATCCTGGAGACCCGTAAGGCCGAACTACCGGATATTTCAGGCATTAACATCTATCCGGACCGGTCGCCGTGCATTAACTGCAAGCGTTATAAACTAATGAAATCACGCTGTTTTGATGTGTGCCCGGCAATCGAGAAATTCCAGGAGCTTCAACGGGTCCGCGTGGTCCGGGCGCGGTATGATTACGACGCCATTAAAGATCACGCAATACGGTATTAACAGCATGTGTAGTGTAAAGGCGGTAGCGGCGTGGCAAGGCAAGGCTAGGCC